CTTTACAAACCCCGACTTTTCCGATGATCGCGTTCCAGTCCATACGAAGGGGCTCACCTTTGCGCTTTTGCCCGATAGCTCCGAAGAACGCTGAAAGCATACCTTCCGTTGAGCTGTGTAAGAAGAGATTGTGGCGCAATTCTGTTTCGCCTTCGTTTGCTACGACGGTAAGATGAACTGTCGCTTTAGGGCAAGCTGGCAATTTTCCCGGGTTTTGAGGGTTTGGCGTGTGACGCCCGCGCTCGTATTCCTTAACTGTGAACCAGTATAGGCCATCGGGCAATAGGATAAATTCAGAGTCCTTTTGGATCGTGTCCTCCCAGCCAAATTCGCGTTCGAAGTTGTTATTAAATTGTTGTTGTGTCATGATGATTTTCTCCTTTAAGCTAAAATAGTAATTTTTTCGTTGCTAGCGAGTTCATTTTTTAAATAATTCGCGATGCTTTCGACGGCTTCTAATTTCCATTTACCGCCATCAGCTTCGAAGAGCGCAAGGTTCGCCGATTTGTTGATTCGGAAGATGAATTGACTAGCAGGCTGCTCTACTTCATTGAAAGTACGATATGGTCGCAAGGTTACTGGATTTGGAGTCTTAGCTTGCGCTAGACTTGCTACACCATCGCGAACTGTCGCCATCTGACTGATGCCATTGTCCTGTACTTCTGCGCCTTTTTCGATTTTTAAATGACTAGCAAAATCTAAGACCAAATTGCGGTCTGCATCATCGATAAACATAGACTGCAACATGATATTAAATTCTTCTTGATCGCGCCAATTGCTGAATGGAATAACTGGGACAGATGCTCTTATAGATACAAGCTGAGGACGTTTGCCATTTTCAAAATCAACTTGATCATACACGGATACTTCTCGAAAACTGTCCACGACAACTACAAGTTTACGACTACCGATTAAGTCATTATCTGATTTGAGATAATCGACAAGACTTTTGAGTGTCTGAAGCTCAAGGATAGGTGCGTACTTACGAGGGTTAAGTTCCTGTAAGCTATATTTATTGCCATCAAAATATTCCTTCCCAGTTCCTGAGCGAATGATTTTGTTTTCTTTACCCGCTAGTTCGACTGTGTAAGATAATGCTTCTTTGAGATTTTCTGTCATGGTTAGTTACCCGCTTTCTTTTTGTTGTAATCAATGATATTTGTACTTTGTTTTTCAATCTTTTCGATGAGTTCGCCAGTGTCGGTTCTCATGTCTCCGTTATCATCAAAGTAAGTTTGACCCGGAATACCACTTTTGAGCTCGTTAGCGTGAATTTTACCATTGTCGTCGCGACCGACAATAACAGTTGTTGCGACACCTTTCTGCGGTGCCAAAGTGGATTTAACTTCAATACCTGTATTTACAACAGTTCGCTCATCGTCAGTTGACATCGTTAGTGTGATCGTAACCTTACGAGTTGTTTTAGCCTCTGTATTGAGGTCCAGAATATTCTCAAGGACTTTTTCAAGTTCTTTGTCAACCTTTTCTTGTAAGGCTGTATTTGCAATTTTCGACAAATCGATTTTAATAGTTTTATCTTTCATAGATACTCCTCGTTATATTTTGCTATGATTTCTAATTCCCAAAATTTACACCGTGAAGGGTAATTCTGGATCTTTCCGGACTTGGTTTTGAATGACGTCAAGCGTCGCGTCCCAATTCGCCACGATCATATCCCAGTAATTGCTCGGGAAGTTTTCGATCGGTGTTCCCATCGGGAAGTGTCCCCGGATATAAGCGACTTCTTGTAACTCGTTTTCGGTCACGTTATTCGGAGCCATTAAGTCGGTCAACGCTTTTGGCAAGAGTCCCGCTTGTGGAGCTCGTCCCATTTCTTGGGCCACCTCTTGAGCGATCTCGGTTAGTTGCTCGTTAATGTTTTGCTTTGGTGGCTCTGGTTGTGGTTGTGGCTGGGGCTCTGGTTGTGGAACTGGTGCCGGCGCCGGTTGCGGTGTGCTTACTTGCGCGTTGAAGATATGCGCGATACTGTCATAAGTAAATGGCAATTGATCGGGCAATCCGTGACGGTTCTTTGCGTCCCACGCCGGCCGATGGTTCGTGTACATGACACGCTCGCCCCCTTGGGCCTTTTTCTTGCCGGTGTCCGTGGTCATGACGATTGTCTTATAATTCGCAAAGAGCACCATATCAGCCCATTCTTTTACGAGTGGGGCCGTCTTTGAGCTGGTCTTTTGTCCGAGTTTTAATTCATAGCGATCGTATGATCCCATTTCGTCCGGCTGCTCAAATTTCTTGATTTGTGCGTGAGCTGTCAAAATGACATTGATCCCGTTGTCCACAAGCTCGGATAAGCTATTCAGCAAGCGCCCGATCTCTTCCTGTACGTATGTATAGCCCTTGCCCCAGCCAAAATCTTCAATTCCGTTTTTTTGGTGCTGTGAGCATACATAATCGACCGCGAGTTGTTCGGCCCAGTCGATCGTATCAATGACTAGCGTCTTACACGCGCCCGGGTTCGCTTTGATAAACGAGATCTCGTTTTTGAGCATTGCCCAGCTTGTGGGCTTGTCCATACGGGCCACGTCCATGTTATCGGTTGATCCTTCCGTGTCGATGAATACGGGGTCCGGGAATTGACTCGCAAAGCTAGACTTTCCGATCCCTTCCGGGCCATAGATCACGACTTTTTGCGCCCGCGCCTTTCTTCCTCTTGTGATCTGCATTGTTTAGTCCTCCTCGCTATTTTTTACAAACATTTCAAGAAGATTCTTAAAGGTTTCTTTTTTAGCTTCTTCAATCGATTTTGTCAGGTCTTCCGGTTCGTTGCCGTCGAGGGTTTTGAATGAATATTCAGCTTCCACAAGAATCGGTTCTGCATTAAAGAAATCAGCTAGTTTATTGTTTCGTTCTTCATCGCGATAGAAGAAATCTACTGGCATATATGCTGCTTCTTTAATTTCTTCTGTCCAATTTGATGTACAAGCGATTGAATCGTCGTTGTTTTTGTATTTTTGGAGATAGGTGCCTGTGTTTTTGTCACGCAATACGATAAATTTTTCTGTTTTTTTCATGATTTTTCCTTCTTTTTATTAAAAACCGTTTTGCCAAGTTGGCGCGATTGTGTTTAGTGCGCCGTTCATTGCCCCGTTTGAAAGTCCATTTTCAAAACTTTCGGGTGCGATACTGTACCCGTCCTCGATGATAACGGAGCACTCTCCACCAGTTGAGACACGCGTCGCGATCGCTTGCAAGCCCTCTTGTTCTAGCCACGCGCCGAATTCTGCGAGTGTGATCTGGTCCATCTGTTCTAACTTGTCAATTAAGACGAAGCCACAATCTGGCTTGAGCTTGCGGACGATAGCCGTTGCCACTTGTAATTGTTGCGAGCCGGACATATTATCCCAACGTTGCCCCAAGTATAAGAGCTCACCATCGTCCACGGATAAGCCCGGAAGTGGTAAGTCCGCATTTGTGAGCAAGTCCGTTTTTTGCTTACGAATACCATCGATAACAAGATCTAACTCGCGATATTGCTCGCGGTAGACCTTCGCGTCTTCTTCGGCCTTGTCTTTGTCAAGGTTTGCTCGGACTTTTAGATTGATCTGCTCAATATTCGCGATACTGTCTTCGATCTCTTGCGTCGATTCGTCGATCAGATCTTGCGCGTCTTTGCGAGCAATATCCAAGTCTTGAGCAAGCCCTTGTTCTTTTTCTCGGGCTTCTTTTAGCATATCTTCCAGACGCTCAACGTTTGCGAGTGCCCCTTGATAGTCGTTTTCGATTCTCGCGAGATTCTGACGCTTGCGGGCGTTCTCACCATTGCGTCCGAGAATTTCTTGCTGTTGCTGGATCAGATCAGCAATCGAAACGAGCTCTTTCGGTGCGTCTGGATAGTACGGCTGCTCTTTTGCGAACTTTTCCTTTTGGTCAGCAATAACGCCGATCGCGTGTCTCTCTTGGTACTTGGTTTTTTCTTCCATTTCAAGTTGAACGAGCTGATCGCCTACTCCGATAATTTGTAAGAGCGTTGTCGCTTTCTCTTTGCTCGTCATTTCCATAAACTTTGGAAGATCAAGAGCGAGCTCTTCGACGAAGCTGTCAAGCAATTTCTGGCCGGCCTTGTTTCCGCTTGGATCAATAACTTTTAGATCGCTATTTTTGCCCTTGCGCTCAACAATAAGGCCATTTGATAGCGTGATTTTAAGGCTTGGGGGAATCGTTGATCCCTCGCGTTGAGCTTGCGAAGGCTTGTACTTGTTACCACCCAAGGCCCACGCTATCGCGTCTAATACGCTTGTTTTGCCTTGGTTATTGTTTCCCCCGACGATTGTCAGCCCTTTCGCTGACGGCTCGATTTTGACCGCTTTAACGCGTTTGACGTTTTCGATCTCGAGCTTGTTAATTGTTACCATTTCTAACCTCTCCTTTCAGACGAGCGAGCTCGTCAAGCAGCCGTTCTTCCCGCTCAAGCGTGGCTTTCAAAATTTCGGTTTGTTGCAGATTGATAAACCACAAGCGATTGAGTGCTTTTGATTGTTGATCAATCTTGCGGGCTTTCTTACCAAACATGGAACGGTACCTCCGGCGATTCGGTATATAGCTTCATATTCTTTCGGCGACTTGCGAGCTCGTCTTCGTATTGCTCAATGACTTGTGCATTGTGCTCTGGAAGCCCTTCTTCGATAGCTTTGAGTGTTTCAGTTTTCGCGATTTTCATTCGTTTCTTGTGGTCCTTCCACGATACGATAAGGCCAGCGATGAAGCACACGCCCCCGATTGCTACTGT